CCAGGAGGCAGGTATGCGCACTGATCCTTTGGTCTCTGCCTTGGACCTGAACTGGCCAGCCTGCATGCCCGCGGCTGGCCATTTTTATGTGCGGGGTGCCGATGCGTCGATGCCCCGAGAGGACCGAAACCCAAGTGAATTGAGGAATAGAAAATGTCTATGAAGCGAATTCTTATTGCAGGGATGGCATTGGCGACCTTGGCAGGTATGGCCATGGCATCAGTTGAAATTGACACCGTCGCCACTGATGCGCCGGTGGTGGAAACCGGGGGCAGTGCAATGATTGGCGTCAGTGATATCGATGTGAAAGACCTGAAGCGGTTCGGCAATATGCTGGCGGCGCTTGGCAATGACGGCCCCAAGGCTGAGATGCGCGCGATCAACCGCACCGGCGATATGGCCCGCACTCAGGTGGTGCGCGCACTGGCCAAGCAGACCGGACTGCCGCAGAAAACCATGCGCAAGGCGGTCAAGGCCAAGCGCGCCTCGGTGGCGGATCTGGAATACAGCCTGCAGGCCACGGGCGGCGATGTATCGTTGAAGTATTTCAAGCCGCGCGAGACCCGCAAGGGCGTGACGGCAGCGGTGATGGGGCAACGGCAACTGTTTGAGGGCGCATTTCTGAAAGGCGGCAGCTTTGCCACTGGCCGGGTTGATATCGGGTTGGGTGGTCACGTGTTTGAGCGGTCTGGAAATGACCGATTGGCGATCGAGAAACTGACCTCGGGCGTGTTTATTCCCGCTGAGATGGTGCGTGGCGCAACGGCGGATGCCTTTGAACGCACGGTGGCCGAGGTGCTGCCGCGCCGTCTGGACCACGAGATCAGCCGCCTTTTGAAGACTTAGGAGCCCAGCGTGCAAACTTCACACTCTGAATGGGTGTTGTTGCGCCCGCGCGGGATTTGCTGGCAGACCCACCTCTATCGATTTGAGGCCATCGATCTTGGTGGCGGATCCCGTTCGATTATGACACCCATTGAGAATGCCTTGCATCTGGCTGGCGGAATCTGTGGTGACTACAGGGATTTACCGGACAAATACAAAGAGCACGAACTGGAAAAGCTCTTTGTAAGGGCAACTGGTCAACCTTCATCAGAGAACCACTGATAAACGCGATCCCAGTTAGATATTTGGTCCGGAACGTCGCTAAGAAATATGTGCTTTGCGACGTCGGAGGTTTTCAGATCGTATGCCAGAAGCATATCTAATTTCAGTTGACCGTTACGGCTGCCGATCCCAATCCTCTTGTAAGTGCTTGGGTAAGTTGTGAGCTGCTTGGCGTACGAGTGAAACCACCTTCCGTCGCTAGCAATCGCCAGTCTTGTGTCTCCGTCTGAGACCGTCCAGAAACCGAGGGGGTCACCATAGAATTTGTGGCTTCTTTTATCGTTTGGGAAAGCGGTGCTCATACAAATGTCTTTCAAAAATCGTGAATGAAATATGGTCAATCTCGCGGGTGTTCAAATTCCTAACTGGTATGGAAGACAAACCTAATCAAGGCGAAGTATGTGGTCACTTTTGATGCATCTGTCGCCTTTTGAAGGTCAAATGACCCCGGGCAAAAAAAGGGACCGTAGCCCATTTCAGTCGCCTGCGGTGGGGAAACCCCCCGAGGGTTCGCCAGTCTGACTATGTTTTCAAAGCCTTAACACTTGGGGAGCACTTAACGCCGGGGCTTAACAGCTTAGCTTTCCGGTTCTGAACGGGAGCGAAACAGCGCTTATGGATGAACCGCAGGAACATATGAGCCAGGCGGATTTTGCCCGGCACTGCGGTGTGAGCCGGGCGGCGGTCAGCCAGTGGAAGACAAACGATATCTTGCGCGACGATGCGTTCAGCAAGCCGGATAAAAAGGGCAAGCTGATCGTCGCGATCGCGCTGGATCAGGTGAACCGGTTTCGCGATATTGGGCAGTCCCTGGGCAATGGGATCGCGACCAAGACAACGGGCCAATCGCAACCGGCGCAGGATCCGGCGCCCAGTCTGCCACTGGAACCCAGCGGTGCACCTGAGCCGAAGAGTGTCGAGCCGGTTCCGTCCGCGCCAACCCAGACAACTGGCGACGACTTGCCAAAGTTTGAAACTATCGAAGATCGGTTGAAGGCGGCAAAGCTGGAAGAGCAGCTGCGCCGCAATCGCATTCGGGCCTCGGAAGAGGCGGTGCTTCAGGGGCAGCTGATGGCAACGGATGATGCCCGCGAACAAATGACCCGGATCGCGGGCATGATGATGCAGGTGTTTGAGGGGGCGATGCCGGATTTTGCGGCCAAAGTTGCCGCCAAGTTTGCAGTACCACAGCGGGATGTTTTGCACTTGTTGAGGGCTGAATTCAGCACGGTCCGTACCCAAGCGGCTGCCAAGGCACGTGGCAACGCGGACGCAACAGAACCAAACACGGAGACCTCGATCGAGGTGAAGAATTGATGCTTTATTTTTCTGTCACAAATGCTGAATGGCTGTTGCACGATGTGATGGCAGAGGTGCTGGCTCCGCCACCGCCAGTGGATTATCTCGCCTGGGCAGAAACGAATATCGTGTTTTCCAAGCGTGAAAGCCCAATGCCTGGCCCGTATAACCGGGAGCGGTTCAGCTATTTCAACGAGATCCTGACGGCCCTGTCGCCAGAGGATCCCTGTCGCATTGTCACCTTGTCTAAATCCGCCCAGCTGGGTGGAACTGTTCTTGCCAATATCTTCACGGGCGGAACGCTGGATCTGGATCCTTGCGATTTTCTCTATGTCCATCCGACAGATGACAATGCGCGTCGTTGGTCGAAGATGAAACTAACGCCGATGTTGAAAGGCACCACGGTTTTACGGAATTTATTTCCCCTCAACTCCTCCCGCGAGGGTGGTGACTCGGTCATGTACAAGGAGCGTCGCGACGGACGTGGTTCCATTCTGATTTCCGGTGCGAATTCTCCATCGGCAATGTCGATGGTTTCTATAGAACGGCAAGTTCAAGATGACCTGTCGAAGTGGGAAAACAATTCTGGTGGTGATCCAGAGAAATTGGCAGATAGTCGTAGCAAGTCCCAAATGTTTGCGAAGATCTTCAAGTTATCGACACCATTGGTCATGCCTGGATGTCGGATCACCAAAAATTTCGAAGCTGGCAGCCAAGAAGTCCTGAACTTGCCTTGCCCGCATGATGAATGCGGGCATATGCAGACGCTGGACTGGTCAAATATGCTGGCCCATTTGGACGAAGATCACCCTGAAAAAGCTTGTTTTGTGTGTCCCAATTGCCAAGCAGTCATTGAGGAACACCATCGCCCTAAGATGCTTGCAGGTGGAGACTGGATCGCTAAATATCCAGAACGGAAACGCTACCACCGTTCCTTTTATATCTGGTCGGCCTATTCGCTGTTGCAGACATTTGAACAGATTGCGCGGGATTGGCTGTCGGCCAAGGGGGATCCGGCAGGAGAACAGACCTTTATGAATGACACTGTGGGGCTGGCCTACAAGGCTTTGGGAGAAGCGCCGCCCTGGGAGGAGCTGCGCGATCGGTCGTCAAAATCCCACTACAGGCAGGGCTCAATTCCCGCCGGGTTCCCTTATCTGACGTGCGGTGTCGACTGTCAGGGCGATCGGGTTGAATGGCAGGTGATTGCCTGGGGGCCAAACAAGCGCCGGGCGGTGATAAAGTATGGTGTGTTCGATGGTCACATCAGTGATGACAAATGCCAGGCCAGCCTGAACGCTCTTCTGCGGCAAGGGTTCGTCAATGCCTATGGTCGCAAGGTTGAGATTGATGTGCTGGCGATCGACGGCAACGCCTACACTGAAGATGTCTGGGAATGGGCCCGCAAACATCCAGCGTCCCGGGTGCTGATGGTGCGCGGGCGTCACGAAGAACACCTGGCGTTGATCGCTAAGGTCAAAAAAGAGCGCAACAAACAGGGCAAGCTGCTGCGCTATTCGAAACGGTTTTACAACTTTGCGGCCTCGGTTCTGAAGATGAGCCTGTATCGCAATATACGCAAAGAGGATCCCGAACAACGGGGCCATGTGTTGTTTCCGATGGATCTGGAGGATGAATTCTATCGCCAGCTGACTTCGGAGTCTCGCCAAGCGCAAAAGCCCAAAAACGGTTTCACCACCTATAAATGGGTGAAGGATCCAAACCAGGCCAACGAGGGGTTAGATACCCATCTACAGGCCGAGGTTGCTTTTATTCGCGTGGCCGGTCTGCAGCGTGATTTCCCGGATGCCATTTGGGATGATCTGATGGCGAGGCGCGAATGCGCGCCCGAAGAGGTGCAGGGTGATTTTGAAGACCTGCTGATGTCACCACCCAAGCCAGCTGAAC